TATCTGTTGATAAGGTTGGGTCTGTACCACCTATAAATTTAAAATCTGCATTATATGCCATTGTACCACTTCCTCCACTCTGTGTCAAGAAAATACTTCCTGTTTGTCCTGTTCTACATCCTATAGGTTTAGCTAATGTATGTGCTGCTGTAACTGTTGTACTAAAGTTTTGTGCATTACCAAAGTTTAATGATACTGAAGCTACACCATTAATAGCTGTTGCACAAACAACTGCTGCTGCACTTTTTGTTAATTGTAATTGTCCTTCTAATGAAGTATTACCTGATACTCTTACTGTACCTAAGAAACCTGTATTACCTGTAACTGTAGTAGCACCTGTTACTTTTAATGTGCCTACTAATTGTGAGTTACCTGATACACAAACATCTCCATCAAACTCTGCTTTACCACCTACTGTTAATGTACCACCTACAGATGTATTACCACCTATAGTTGCAGTTCCTCCTATATTTAAATTACCAGATACAGATGCATTACCTGCTACATCTAATGTGCTACCAAGAGATACAGCACCTGTTATAGTGGTTGTTCCACCTATTGCAACATTACCACTTACTGATACATCATCTTCAAATTCTGCTTTACCTGTAATATTAGATGTGCCACCTATTGAAACATTACCTGCTATAGTAGCTGTGCCTCCTATAAATGCATTACCAGATACACATACATCATTATCAAATTCTACTTTATCACCAAATGTTTTATTAGTGAATGTTTGTGTTGCTGCTAGTCCTGCTAATGTATCTGCTGATGCAGGTAATACTAAACTTATATTACCAGAAAAATCAGCATGTGCAGGTGCTTTTACTTCAGCATAATGTGCATTACCTGTTTCACAATATAATCGTATTACAGACCTTGAACCACCATTTTTAACATCTACTATACCACCACCAAGACTTACTGTACCTCCAACAATAGCATTACCAGAAACAGACACATCATCTTCAAACTCTGCTTTACCTGTTGCTAAAAATGTACCTCCAACTGAAGTATTACCATTTACATCTAGTGTGCTACCTAATGATACTGCTCCAGCTATGGTAGTATGACCACCTATATTTAAGTCTCCGGATACAGATACATTACCTGCTACATCTAGTGTACTACCTAAAGATACAGCTCCTGCAATAGTAGCATGGCCTCCAATATTCATATCACCAGATACAGAAACATCACCTTTAATAGTAACTGTAGAATTAAAATTTGCAGCACCATTTACACTAAGTGTGCTTTGTAAATGTGCAGCACCTACAACTGTAGTAGTACCACTTACATATAAATTACCACCTATAGTGGCATTTGAAACTGATATATTACCTTGAACAACAGCAGTAATATTACTTAAATTAGAACCATCTCCAAAGAATGCTGAAGCACATACTTTAGAACTTACGTGCACATCTCCTTTAACTGTAACATTACCACCTAGTGATACATTACCTCCTACATCAAGTGTGCCACCAATACTTGCATTACCTGCAATAGTAGTTGTACCACCTATATTAACATTACCAGAAACAGATACACTATCTTTAAATGTTCCTGCTCCTGCTACTGTTACAGTTGAATTAAATCCTGCTGCTCCATTTACACTTAATGTACTTTGTAAATGTGTAGCACCTTGTATTGTTGCAGTAGAAGATACATTTAATGTACCACCTACTTGTGCATTTGAAACTGATATATTACCTGTGATAGGTATACCTGTAATATTTGTACCATCACCATAAAATGCAGAGGCACATACTTTAGAGCTTACATGAACATCACCTTTTACAGTTACGTTACCTCCAAGACTTACATTACCTCCAACATCTAATGTGCCACCTACAGAGGCATTACCTGAAACTCTAACAGCTCCTAAGAATCCTGCTGTGCCTGATACAGTTGCTGTACTTAACATATTTACAGCACCACCTACAGATAATGTAGATGCTAATGAAGCTGCTCCTGCAACTGTTACAGTACCACCTAAATTAGTATTACCACTTACAGATATATCATCATCAAATGTTACTGCATCACCAAATGTTTTATTTGTTAGTGTATCAGTAGTAGATGTACCAACTAATGTTGCTGCACTTGTTGGTAATGTAATTGTTATATTACCACTAAAAGAAGCATGTGGTGGAGCTTGTAAAGCTGCGTAATGTGCATTACTATTTTCACAATATAGTTTTATATTAGATTGTGTACCTGTATTTTTAACTACAACTTCACCACCAGATACCATAATATTACCACCAATAGTAGCATTGCCACCTATAGTAACATTATTAGTAACTATTAAACTAGATACAGATACATCACCAGTAAATACTAATCCTGTTAAATTAGAACCATCACCATGAAATGCACTAGCACAAACTTTATTAGATATAGCTAAATTACCTGCCACAGAGGCATCACTTGATACTCCAAATTTACCTGCTACAAATAAATTACCATCTACTTTAGCAGCATTTGTAGCTAATTGTAAAGATGAAGCACTACCATCACCATCTTCAATAGTGGTTAATGTAGTAGTAAAACCTGTATTAGTAGAAACACCTATTTTTATTAGTTGCTTATACGTATTACTTATTAATCTTCCTGTTAGTGTTGTCATATTGTATCCCACCTTCTACCACTTATTACGGAATCATCATTCCAAGTTATTTCTGTTTCATTCCATACTGCATTTCTACCAGTATTATCAGGTCTAGCATTTTTTATTGTTGGGTCTTCTCTAACATCTGGAACTCTATTTTGTGGATGATTTTTAAAATCATATTGACCATCATAATCTAAAGGACCAACAAGTAAACCATAACTATTTAAACGCATAACTCTTCTAGGATAAACAAATCCACTTATATCACATACTGCTAATGCTTTTTTATTTGTTGCCATTAAATATATCTCAATCTAGGTTTAATCATAAGACTTGCTCTATCTTTATTATCTTCCATAGCTCTCATTAATAATTCTTCATAGTTTTGTTTTAATAATGCTAATCTTTCACCTGGTAATCCTGGTCTTTTTAATCCCATATAATATGCAAGACCTGCAGTAAGACAAGGTAAAAATCTTACTGGAGCATCTGCATTTTGTTGAAATGATTTATTTGCATCTTGAACTTGGCGAATTGCCTCTACACCTAATACACCGGTAGACCTATCTGGTATAGGATAAAGATGTATAGTAGGATTGTTAATATCTTTTTTAACAGCATATTGTGTTGGTCTACCTTTTTGGTCTTTATTAGGTATAACATGATATTCTTCAAAAGATATTCTTTCTAATTTAGTTTCAACTGCAGAAGATGTTTCTTTGTAAGTAACAAATAATGCATCATTAACTGAGCTATCTAACGCATATGTTGTAGTGCTCGTGGCAACAGTTACTGCAGTTGTAAAGGTAGACCAAAGTAATACACCTCTATTTTGCCAGTCATTTAACATTAAATTAATAGAACGTCTAGCAGACTTAGGTTCATGTCCTAATGTCTGTTCACCACCTATCATTTCAGTAGCTTCTTGTATTACTTCATCAATATCTAAATTAAAATTAAATGTACCGGACTGTGCCATTATACTTTTCTCGCTTGTTTTAATTGTTTCTTAGCTGCCTTTGCTAATCTTGACTGCTCTGGTTTACCACCAAACTTAGCTCGTTGTTCTAATACAGTTAGTATCTGTATCTTTCTAGCATAAGGTTTTTTAATTTTTTTAACTTTAGCTATAGTTTTCTTTGCATCTGCTACAGTAGCATATTTAATACTTACTGTATCTTTTGGATTCTCGTCTGTATATAATCTACGACCAGAACCTTTAGGCTTTTTTCCTGTTCCTACTTTTGGGTCTTTTCT